AATCAACGTCGACTTTACCAACAACGTAACAACCGTTGCTACTGACTTCTTCCCCGATAACTTTGGTCCTGCTGCTTTGTCTGAAGCATTCATGGTTGTCAATGATACTCTTTACCTGGCAGTTAGCAATGGCGATGCTCTAACAAGCGACGTTATGAACGTAACCGCAAGAGTACGTGCAAGAGTTGTCAAACTTGGACAAGAAGACTGGATGGCCATTGCTATACAATCAACCGCTAGTGATAACTGAGGTGTTTACCTTGGTTAAAATAGAAGGGACTCTCGATGAAATACGAGAACTTATTGGCGATGTTAAGCGGACTACTCGCACTGTTAAGTCTACGACTAAGAAAGTGGCTAAAGCGGCCAAAGGAACTACACGTAAACTATCAGCATGGCAGCGATACATCAAAAACAAATCAAACCACATTAAGTTTAAGCGTGGAGACAAAAAAGGAAGATTAGATCTAAAGAGAATGTCTGCGGCTTTCAAAAGGAGTCGTAAGAAATGAATTACATTGAATTTCGTTTGTTACAATTAGGAGTAAAATTACCAGGTAAACTACCTAAGACTTCTAAGAAAAAAAAGGAGGCTAAAAAATGAGTAAAGAAGAAGATATGCAAAGAACTCTAGTTGCAGAATTTGGACCTTTGTCCTGGCTAACTGATAGAGACGGTGTCGTAAGCCCAACTGTTCAAGGCGGTTATACTAATTTGAGTGCTACTAATACGGCATTATTTTATGAAGAGGCTACTATTGATCTAAGTGGTTATGCTATGGAAAGAAAAACATTCTATCCTTATTCATCATTTGAACAAAGAAGCGGTGTAGTACTAGGTAGTTTTAGTGATGCTACAGCAATTAGAGCAATTATTGATACAATTATAGTATCCTCAATTCCATTATCTACGGATCAACTATCGATGAGTTTATTGTCTGCTAATTTACCAGGGTTTACTTATCCTGGCGGAGTTCCTTATCGACTTGATAGAGAACCTTTGATTCATCAAAATCAATTAACGTACTGTCACGATTCAACAATAGAGACTACTGGTGGTTCATCGGTTTATCGTATCGTATCAAATGCCAACGGTTCATCATTAGAACCAAGTGCAGCTGACAAATTATACTGTTATAGAATTGTTACTTCAAATGCGAAAGATGGTAGCGCATTAGTTCCATCTGCACGTGTACTTTTACCAGGTACTATTACTTCCGAACCTAAACTTGAGTACATGATGAGGCTCAAGAGATCATACGAACTTGCTAACCAGGTGTAAATATGAATCAAGACTATCCGACGTTACGTCGCATAGGGAAATTACTTTACGAAGCATGGGAAAATAGACCCGATGCCCCTACTTGGGCTAAGCGTACACCTATGGGTTTATTGTATGAAGGACTAGAAGAAGCAGTAGACTTACAGTTTCAAGCAGCACTAGCAATTAACCAGGGGAAAGTAGCAGGAAAGGATCAGTATTCTGCAATAGAAAGAGAACGTACAGAGACTTTAGGCTTCAAACCTATTTGGTCCCCTGGTGGCTTTCAAGTTTAACGTGCCTACTCGTATGCTGCGGACCTCTGGGCACACTTTTTACAAGGGATTAAGTTCATCATAATGTACGTTAATGCTCTGTTATTAGGAACTTCAAACAGTTCATGGCATACGTGACACTGTGCTTTAATCATGCTAACACCTCATGTCTTCGTGTTAGCGATCTACTACAGTTTTTACATCTGAACTGTGGTGACTGTAACGTCTTTCGTTCAGTTTGATTTTGTAAAAAACAACGTGGACATATCAATATCATTCAATCAGCCCCAAGTAAGACGTACCTTTCCCACACTTCTTACATGGCATTCTGCCCTGGAGAAGACTTGGATCACTGTCTAGGAATGTAACGTCGCATGGTTCGCAATATGCACCATACTTTTCTTTAATTTCAGGCTTCGCTTTGTATTGTGTGGCTTGTTTCTTCATCAGTTCTTGTCTTATCCAGGCACTAAAGTTATCCATTTTACGTGCAATCTCGTAAGTAGTCGGGCATAGAGTTATTGTTTTGTGTCTCATATTACATTGGCAGTTTATAATCTTATATTAAATGTATGTATGTATTAGAGAAAAAAGGTCGAAGGCCATATATCCTATGGCTTCTTGGCATAGGGTGGGTGTGCTGGGGAGAGTAACAATGGCGTGCTTTAGTAAAGAAGATTTAATCCTTGGATAGGATACGAACATGTTCGGTTTGTTTAATAACCGTCAATAAGTGGCAGAGTTATGGCTAAATCAAAGACAGGTAGTTTTTACCTAACTGAAACAGTAACAATACCGAACGCAACTGCAGCAGGCAGCATTATACAAGGCTCCATTGATTTAGGTGCTTATGTGAACGTACCAACAGGTCAAGCAATAGCAATTGAGCATGTTGACTTTATTTGGCAAGTCGGTTCAGACTTTGCAGGCAGACTAGCAGGAGCGGTTGCTTCTGACACTGCACTATCTGCGCAACTTAGTGATCTTAATCCCGGTACTTCCCTGGTAAGGGCTGACAATCAAAGCCTAGTCGCTTCCGGCCAAATCAACGTCGACTTTACCAACAACGTAACAACCGTTGCTACTGACTTCTTCCCCGATAACTTTGGTCCTGCTGCTTTGTCTGAAGCATTCATGGTTGTCAATGATACTCTTTACCTGGC